ATGTCAACAGAATTAATAAAAGTAGAAGAGTTTACCTCTTTAATGAAAAGTGCCCCTGACGCCTTAGGCAAGAACCAAAAATCAATAGCCAACTGTAATTCAGCGGGACAGGCAATCTTAGATACGATTCAAGGAGAAGGCATGACTGATGAACTGGATGCCAAAGCTGCGGAGTATCTGAAGAAAGTCAATGTTACAATTACCAACATGAAAAGCCGTCGTGCGCCTGTTACCCAACTATTCGACCGTATCCGGTCCATTTTCACGACAGATGAAAAAGCTATTGACCCAAAAGACAAATCAACAATTCCGGGCAAAATAGCAGTAGAACGTGATAGATATGCAGCACTGAAGCGTGAAGAAGAAAGAAGGAAGCAGCAAGAGATGCAACGACAAGCCAATATTGAAAAGGAAAAAGGAACGTATCGGCTTGCTATTGAACAGGCTATCAATACACACGTGAGTTCTTATTTTGCCGAACAGCAGAAGAATCTGAGTCATATTTGGGAAAGCATTACACTAGCTACATTTGAACTGAAAGAAAAGAGTATTAGAGGTTGGTCAACTCTGTACCCTCGTGAGCACTTCGACACTTTCAATCAAGACATCACAACTTACTATCTGGACGCACAAACCAAAGCGAATATCAAGGCTGAAATTCTATACAATAAATATTCCGCTTTATCTCAACAGTATAAGTTTGACATGGAGGATTTACGTCAGTCATTTATCGACCGCCTTTCCTCCAAAAAGCAAGAACTTATTGAGGAAGAAGAATTGCGCAAGAAAGATGCTGAAGCTGCAGCCAAAGCGGAAACCGAAAGGAAACAACGGGAAGAAGAGGAGCGAAAACAACGTGAACTTGAAATACAGCAAAAAGAACATGAGCTGCAGCAAAAAGCGGAGTCTTCTATACAATCCGCACAAATGAATAGTCTGTTTGCAACGGCTGCCGCTTCTGTTACAACAAGGACCAGCAAAGCCAAAGTAACTGAAAGGATTAAAATATTACACCCTGCCGGCTTCTTGGAAATATATCAGATGTGGTGGATAAATGAAGGTCAGAATCTGACAATAGAAGAACTTGAAAAAATCCACAAAAAGATGATTTCCTTCTGCGAAAAGAAAGCAAACAGCGATGATGAAATGAAAATCAAATCAAAATATATCCGATACGAAGAAGAAGTTAAAGCAGGAAAGTAATGGCAAATCCGGATTCATATTACTTGCGTACAGAAGTCAGCAACTCCGATCTGACAGAGCTCAAAAACTATCTTTATCCCCGTACCCAGTATGGGGATAAAGAAAAAGCCTTCAAGTTTGGGACATTGGTAGATGCACTTATTACCGAAAACGAACGGGTACATTATAGTAAGCGCATGGTGGATGATGTAACCTATTCACGGGAAGATTTCGAGTTAGGCCTTGCCATGAGGGAAGCTTTAAGAAAAGAGGCAAGAAAAGACGAGTTCCTTAAAGCCGTTCTTTCCAACTCCGATACCCAGAAGTTCATGGTAAACAAATCCCAAAGATTTCTCTACGGAAACTTCGAGTACACTCTTGATACCCGGTGTAAATGGGATTGGTGGTTACCTGGTTTTGGATTTGGTGGAGATTTAAAGACCACTTTTGCAGAATCACAAAACCAGTTCAATGAAGCTATAGATTTTTTTGATTGGGACCGTTCTAGAGCATGGTATATGGATATAGCAGGAAGCCAACAGGACTTTATCTATGCCATCAGCAAGAAGAACCTGAAAATATTCAAAGCATTCATTAGACGAGACGATAATACCTATAAACGTGGAAAAGAGAAATATGATGAATTGGCTTTTAAATGGTGGTTGCTCTTTTCTTGATATATTTTAATCGAAAACGATATGAACATACTTATCACACCCAAAGAACAAATCTGCAAGGAACTTACAGATATTGACTCATTCCTCAATATAACAATGAGCGAAAATGCAGAAGAAGCCGTGTTGCGCGGAAATGACTTGGCCGTATATGTCGCCCGTTCAGGCAAGTTATTAGCTGATGCTAAATATTGGCTTAACGAAGCCATGAATTCCGAAACAATGAAAACACTTGCCGAAACAGCCAAAAAAGCCAAGGCTACAGCTACGGCAATAAACGCTTTAGTAAACTCCCTTTGCAGGGAAGAACGATATTTGGTCGATTGGTGTGAACGGTGCAATCGAACCGCAACACATCAGCTATCATGGTGCGTAACAATAATAAGCAAAGCCAAAGAAGAAATGAAAATGGCTGGTATGTACAACAATAACAACAGACAAAAATGCTAAACGACCAAGAAGCACCCAAATACTTGCTTTGGCTTTTTATAGCCATTATCCTAATGGGATTAGACGAAAACATTACTGAATTCCCATTCATCATGGGAGCCGGTATAATCATATATCTATTTATTAACATGCTTATTCTTACATCAAAAGATGAGCCTAAAAAAGAGAACAATGGAAACTGCAAAAATTGACATCAAGCAGGCTGTCATTAAAAAAGACAGATTAAATGTTGTGTACAACGAGCGATTCACAGAAGCCAACTACACAAACAAGGTTACCAAGAATTGCGACCAAATCGTACATTCCGAACTGAAGGAGATTTTTAATCACTTGAAACTGCATCTTGTGGTATTATGCGAGCAACCCGAAGCGGAGAAAATCTACAAGTCAAGTTTTACATCACCGGGCTTTGTTGAAACTCTGAATAACTACTTCATTACCGGATATGCCAATGATAGCAACGATGGAGTACCGGGTATAACCATAATGGGAGGCAAATTACTACAATCCGGTAAAATTGTGGATTTGAAAATCTTTACTCCATTCGGAGACGAAGAATATAAATTTTCAGAAGAACTACAAATAGATGCAGCAGCTTGCGATGCGGAAGTGGAAGCATATCTCTTTGAAGAGAAATGGGGCATTAAGCAAGAGCGGTTAGACTTTGATAGCGATATCCCCGATGAAGCTGTTACCGATGCAGAAGAACTTCCTGCAGAAGAAGAAAAGCCTAAAAGAAAAGGCAGAAAGACCAAAACTATAGCTCCTGCCGCTTAATCAAATTCGGGGCTGATTTTTGTCAGCCCCATAAAACTCTAAATTACAAGTCATGATTATAGAATTAAAAGGAAACGTTTTTGAAGTTACTTTCAAGTACAAGCCCACTATTGTTGACAGAATACGTCAAATCACAGGCAAGAGATATGACGGAAGCAGAAAGAAATGGCTTATTCCTGTTTCCAGTCGTGTCGAACTTGAAAAAATGGTCTATCAAATCAGACCATTTGAAAATATCCAATGGGTTACAGGACAACAGAAACAAGAAGAAGAGGAAGAAGTTGCATACAATATACCGGAGCTGCCGGAGCTTGATATTCCCCACTTACTAAAAGTAAACCCATATCCCTATCAATTAAAAGGAATTGCAAGAGGATTACAGCTCAAACGATTCATGAATTGCGACGAGCCGGGCCTTGGAAAGACACTGCAAAGCATTGCAACCATTAATCTTGGGAATGCCTTTCCTTGTTTGGTTATTTGTCCTTCTGCCTTAAAGGTTAATTGGGAAAGAGAATGGCATAAGTTCACAGATAAAAAGGCAATGGTACTGACGGATAAAGTACGAGATACATGGACTTTCTTTTATCAGACTGGCATGTATCAGGTATTCATCGTTAATTATGAATCGCTTAAAAAATACTTTGTACAACGTATCAAAAAAGAATCTGGTTGGACTTTAAGAGATGTGGAATTCAGAAACAGCATCCAACTTTTCAAATCTGTAATCATTGATGAAAGCCACCGTTGCAAATCATCATCCACTCAGCAAGCTAAATTCTGTAAAGGTATATGCAATGGTAAGGAATGGGTCATTGAACTTACCGGAACTCCGGTTGTCAATAAGCCTAAAGATTTAATTCCGCAGTTATCTATCCTTTCCAGAATGGAAGATTTTGGAGGATATAAGACATTCGTCAATAGATATTGCTCCGGTCAGAATGAAGCATCAAATCTGAAAGAACTGAACTATATGTTATGGACTAAATGTATGTTCCGGCGTGAAAAGTCATTGGTGCTGACAGACCTTCCCGATAAAATACGACAAGTAAATACTTGTGAGATAACTAACCGCAAGGAGTATATCGACGCAGAGCGTGATCTTATCATGTACCTACAAAAATACAAAGAAGCGGATGATGAAAAGATAGAGAAAGCATTACGAGGTGAAGTCATGGTGCGTATTAATATCCTCCGCCAAATATCAGCCAGAGGGAAAGTACGTGATGTAATTGAGTTCGTAAAAGACTTTCGTGAGAATGGAAAGAAAATCATCCTCTTTTGCTCACTTCACGAAGTGGTAGATCAACTGAAAAGCTATTTTCCTACGGCTGTATCTGTAACAGGAAGGGACTCACAAGATGAGAAACAAAGAGCAGTGGATTCTTTTCAAAACAATCCCAAAACGGATATTATCATCTGTTCCATTAAAGCTGCAGGAGTCGGACTGACCCTAACTGCATCAAGCAATGTTGCCTTTGTTGAATTCCCCTGGACTTATGCCGATTGTTGCCAGTGCGAAGACCGTGCGCATCGTATAGGGCAAAAGGATTCTGTAACCTGTTACTATTTCCTCGGCCGACGTACCATTGACGAGAAGGTTTACCGTATCATTCAAAATAAGAAAGCCATTGCCAAAGATGTTACCGGTTCCACGGAAGATATAGAAGAGAATATCGTTGATATGGTAGCTAATATTTTCAGCACAGATTATGATGATGAAGGTTTCTAAAATAACACCACAACAAAAAATAGACCGGCTGAAAAAAGCCGGCTATCAAGTTCAAGAAAAAGGTAATAAAATCCGTGCCGCTAAAGGTTCTTTGATAATCAATGGCACTATAAACCAAGTACACAAAGAAGTTTTTAACCGATAATTATATTGATATGAATACGTATAGCAAATATGTACCCAATGTTTTTCTCGCAAAATGCAGTGAAAAACACGAAAAAGGAGAAGTTATTGAAGTTACAACCAAATATGGCAAAGAGAATGAATGTATTGTATTCAATCTCATCTATGAACGTGAAGGCTTTTATTATTACTCCATCGTCAGAGCTGACGGATTTAATGTGCAAGAATGGGCCAAACAAAGAGCCGAGCGCCGCCATGATTGGGCCCAGTCTGCCGGACAAAAAAGTAACGAATATTTCAACCGCTCGAACAAAGACAAAGATTTTCTTTCTCTTGGAGAGCCAATTAAGGTCGGGCACCATAGTGAGAAACGGCATCGAAAAGCGATTAATGATGCTTGGAACAATATGGGAAAAAGTGTTGAATTTAGCGACAAGGCTGCCGAACACGAAAGAATTGCCAAATATTGGGAAGAAAAGGCAAACACTATCAATCTTTCTATGCCGGAAAGTATCGATTTCTACGAACACAAGTTAGAGAAAGCGAAAGAATATCATGAGGGTGTTAAGTCTGGCAAATATCCACGTGAACACGCTTATACTCTCACTTATGCCAAGAAAGCTGTTAATGAAGCACAAAAGAATTACGAATTAGCTAAAAAACTATGGGGAGATTATCTGACAAATGGTGTTGTATGAACTGCGCCCGATTGAACGAATGTTTAATGAATGAACCAGATTTAAATTTACTTGACTATTGCGTGGAATACAGAGATTTAGAAAATAAAGAAGATTAATTTAAAACGGAACAGTTATGAAACAGACAGTACATTCCAGAGAATGTACGGGAGAGATTCAGGAAAATTGTCAAAGAAAATGTGATGTGGAACATTGAAGAACGGTTCGGAGACTTAAAAGGAGCAATAAACAAATTCAATCGAGAAGCTAAATGGATTGGTTATACAAAATTCATATTTTACATGATGGCTTTGTCCGGTTGGGCTGTAGCTGCTGTGTTGTTTCTTATGCGTTAA